TTGAAGCAAACAAGAAGAAGTTTTGTTGATATTGATGTTCCAATTGATGATTTACGTCAAATAAAAACTAAAGATATTGAAAACTTCATTGAACATCAACAAAGTTTAAATCGTGCAATCAATACAATTAATTCACGCATAAGGGCAGGGAGAACATTCTTTAACTTTTGTTTAAAAAAAGGTTATATCAACAAAAACCCATATGATGATATTCAACAATTAAGGATTCGTCATGAAGTGGGAGCAACTTTTTCTAAACGTCAATTAAAGAAATTATTAGATGTCCCAGATACGACTACTTTTATAGGATTACGTGATTTAGCCATTATGCTTACCCTTGCACATACAGGGATTAGGTTGACGGAATTAACTTCATTACGTGTACAAGACGTTTCCTTTGATGATAAAGGAGCAATAAATATCCAACATGCTAAGAATCGTTATGCACGTAGAATCCCCCTTACAAAGCGTTTGAAAGTAGTATTAAAATCTTACATCACTGAACGTGGCGTATTAGACAATGACAGTTTATTTATTACAGTTGAAAATCAGCCAATTGGTGGTAGGTCTATTCAAGATAGATTACGTCAGTATGGGGAGCGAACAGGAGTAAGTAAAGAGGTTGCTGTCAGTCCACATGCATTTAGAAGGACATTTTGCCGATTAAAAGTAGAAGCAGGAACAAATATATTTATCCTTCAAAGATTAACTGGACACCAATCATTAGAGATATTAAAGCGTTATGTTCAGATATATGGAAAAGACTTAGAAAAAGCCATTGAAGAAGGGTTTGAGGATGTATGAATCATTTAGATGATGAATGGATTCTTCTTATTTCTAAAGCAAAACAACTAGATCTGACAGTTGATGATATACGACTATTCTTACAACTTAATCAAAAGGAGAAATAAAAATGCTAACAGATTCCCTTAAACAATCAATTTATATGATAGATGCTTTCTTAGTACAAAAACAATATGGAACATTGATTGTAGATGATGGACAAGCCTATTTAGATTTACCTGTAGGAGAATTAATTACTCTAAATAATAGTTTTGAAATAGAAGTTATAAATAACGGTGAGTATATACCAATTACTTATGATGAAGCAGTAAACACGATGTCTACTGATGGATGGAGTTTATTTGCAGGATTACAAGCAAGAGTTAAATAAATTAAGTGGTAGCGAATTTTAGGAACCTCCAATCCCTTGATATATCTATGTTTCTAGGGCTAATAGATTTTCTGTACTAATGATAGAGATACAACCTTGTTCAAAATTTGAACAACATAGAATGTAAAGAACTTTACCAATTAGAAAAACTCTCAAACACGCATGAACACTAGGTTTCTAGCACATTGAGTTTTTCTGTACCTAATGAAAGAAAAATAGGGTTAGATGGCTGCAACCACCTAACCCCGATTCAAAATTGAATCCCATAACTAAAAAATATGGATAATTTCCCTACAATTTAATATGGAATTTCCCTGCCTTCATTCTACGAAAAAAATTCGTAGATTGCAAGGTCTAGTTTCCTATTGTCTTTTTTAGGGAAGTTCAAGTCGTGGAATGCCTAATAATACGACTATAAACTAACCTTGAAAGGTAGTGACTCAGCCAATGCAGATAAATGAGGATAGGTAACAATAAGCGTTCCCCTATTTACGCTTGTTACTGAATGGTGAAAGCCACCATTAAACGCTGATCGAAGGAAGGGTAGTGCGTCAATTTAGACGCAGTAGGACAAGTCATAAGTAACTATTTCTTTTCTAGTCCACAAAATAACGTGGTGTCGAATTAATTAACTGAAAAGCCAAAGCGTAAAGTTATAGAAATAGTGAAACTGTGAGGGCTACTTGTAACAGTAGACTTGTCGGAGTAATCCACAACAAATAGGGTTCATACAAACGGATACCTTAACATGATATACCATTTGAAGTTGTCTATCTTGTTGCATTGATATTTTTTTAAATCTTTGTAACAAGGTAGTCAACCTTTCGCCAGCCGTTGTCCTTCCAATCAACCCATTTGATAAAAACATAAAAACAAAGTCAAGTGAAAATTTTTGAAGCAGACTGTTATTTATCAGTATAGGGGGGCAAGAGGGAATGTGAAGTAGTTTAAAATGATGTAACGCTTCGGAAAACCCTTGGGAATACTAGAGTTTAAAGGGTTCGTGGAAAAATGAGTCTATTTTTGTAAGAGGAATAGAAGAGAATAAAAAGAAACATCGCAATGTCCAAGTTTAGGATGGTATTTATCAGTATGGATATAACGTCATACAATAGAACTTATTTATCAGTATGGATAGAAATAAAAGGTATTATTTGAAAAGAAAAAAATTAAGACTTTTTGTGGTATTTATCAGTATGGATACATAATAAAATTTTTCTTTTAAGTTGAGTTATTTTCCGATGAACAACCATCAAATCCTTGATACATAGGCATTTTGAAAGTGTCCAATAGGATAGAATAATGTTGGTCGTCCAAAAATTAGACAAGCAAATGTCCGACATTTAGAAAAGTGCCATGAAGCCTACAGCCACAAGGGATACAGCGGTTTTACGCAAAAAACATTTTAAAAAAAGTCGTTTCAGCCTTACTCCCCCAAGCGATTGAGCCACTTTTGAGATAATCTCCTTTAAAGGGGGTTAGAATGTTGGAGTGAAAAAGAGAAAATTAGAAAAAGGAAAGTATGGTATGAAACGAAGAAAAAATGTTACCATTTAGAAAACTTGTAAACTCTTACTCTCCCAATGGTTTTAGACACTACGAGTCTATTTTTGTATATGAAAGAAATCAATAAGAAGTATTACAATAATGTTAAGACAGTTTAAAAAAACTCTCAAACCCTTGATATATCTAGGTTTCTAGCACACTAGGTAAAATTGTACTATATGAATAGGAATACAACTAAGACATTTCATTGAATACCATATAATTATGATAATGAATGAAGTATCTTACTTCACCACAAGTCACTTTTTGACTTTTACCTTCCTTTACTTATTGAGGGGGTGCTTATAAACACATAGGCACTCTCTCCTTTTTTTTTTACTCATAATTTTAACTATTAATTTTAATATCATATACAGGAGGTGTTGACAAATGGATTTAACATCTATTCCAATTGACCAATTAGTTAGTAATGGGATATTTGCAGTATTGTTTATTTGGCTATTAGTGAATCAACAAAAAGATAGCAGAGAAAGAGAAAGCAGATTAACTACACAAATCGAAAAACAAAATGAAGCACAAGACCGAATAGTTCAATCATTAGAACGATTGGAAACTCAAATATCACAATTAAAGGAGGATAAATAATGGCTGAAATAACAAGTGCAGCATATCAAGATTTACGAGATTATATTCAATCAAATTGGAAATATATCGAATTACAAAATGAAAGTGGAGTAGCGATTATTAGATTGTCACCTTCTGATAATAGAGTGACATGGAGTCACTCAGTTAATGACCAAACATTAAAATTACAAGTAGTTGTAAAGGGTTCAGATGCAGATATTAATACTCCTACTACATTTGCTAAAAGTGCTATATTTGATGTCGCTACAGGAGGGACATCATACAGTGTTGAAACTTTCACACCATTTACAATTGAATCAGATCAAGACGAATTAACGGTTATTCATTCTATCGAAGTACCGCAAGTAGTTTAGGAGTTGATGCTCAATGTTAGGAGCAGGAACACAAAGTAATCCTTACATCATATCTACTCCACAGGATTTAAATAATGTTAGAAATAATCTAACCGCATATTATGAGTTAGCAAATGACATTGATATGTCAAGTTTTGGTAACTTTATTCCTATTGGTAAAAGTTCACCATATTTTAGAGGTTATCTTGATGGGAAAGGCTATAAGATTAAAAATCTTACTATCAATGAGACAACTGGTTATGTAGGATTGTTCGGATATATTGCAAATGACTCATCATATATCAGAAATTTAGGTTTAGAGGATTGTAATATTTCAGGTGGAACAGTTTCTAACTGGTGTGGTTCTATAACAGGAACATTAAACCATGGGACAATAGAAAATTGCTATGTCACTGGTGCAGTAACAGGAAAATATATGGTTGGTGGATTAGTTGGACAATTCCCCTATGGAAAAATTAAAAACTCCTATGCAAATGTAAATGTAACAGGTTTTAGTCGTGTTGGGGGATTGGTAGGCTATTCGACAAATGTAAATTGTATAGTTGAAAATTGTTATTCAACTGGAATAGCAACACATACAGAAATAGGAACAGCATATCCTGCAGGTGGATTAATTGGGGATGCTGTAGCAATTACAGTTACTAATTCATTTTGGGATATACAATCCAGTGGATTGACTTATTCAGAAGGTGGAGCAGGAAAGACTACCGCTGAAATGAAAACTCAATCTACATACAGTGGATGGGATTTTACTTCTACATGGGGATTTAATAATGATTATCCATATTTACAAGTGTTTGGATTACCTGTAGCACCGCCTAAAGTCATTGTTGTGGAAACAACGAGTAATATTTTACCTATCATTTCTACTATCAACACCAATAAGAAGGTTTACAAGGTCACAGAATCAATTCTAAGCCGAGTAAACGCCTATTTGAATAAGGAAAAACGAACTGAAAGGAATGTATCGACTTATTCCTTATCGTTGCATACAAGTGTCTTAAAATCTAATAGAACAGTTAGAAGTAGCACTCAAAATGTAAATACGTATATTTTACCAATTCATTCTGACGTATATAGAACAAGTAAAAAGATAGAAGAATTACTATCCTATATTAAGTCTATACAAGCCCATACAGACGTTTTGTATCCACTTAATACAAATGTGTATAACGCTTATTTAAACGTCCTAGAGAAACGTTCTATGGCTTCTTATACGCTTAATGTGTCACAAATAAATACAATAGAGAATCCATCTATTGTGGAGGTGATAGAATAATGGCATTTGTAGGGGATACAGTTAGATTAAGAGTTCAGTTTAAAACTTTTACAGGACAATTAGTTAGTCCTAATGATATTAAATTAACAATCTATGATAAACAAAACAATCAAATAGAAGAAATACCAATCACAGACAGCGATAAAGAAAATATCGGTGTCTATTTTTATGACTACATAATACCCGATGATATTCTCGACTATTTTATTTTCGAGTTTGGAGGGCTGCATAATGATAAGCCGATCCTTGCAAGAGGAAAGGTTAATGTCAAATTTAATTAATTTTAAGGAGGTGAAAGTATGGCTGAAGAAATTACATATACACAAGAGCAATTAAACGAAGCATTAGAAACAGCAAAAAATGATTGGAAAGAACAAGAATTAAATCCAATTGTTGCTGAAAGAGATGATTTACTTCAATACAAGCCAAAAGAAGTATCCGAAGCAGAAAAAGCAATGGCTGCTAAACAGGAAGAATTGTGGAATAAAGAAGTTTCTCTTTCATTAAAGGAGCATGGATTAGAAAGTTTTGCTTCCATTGTGAAAGTTAGCAACGAAGAAGAATTAACAGGAGTTATTGAAACTCTAAACACATTTGTAAATGAATTAAAAGTGTCAATGGGTTATGTGCCTAATGACCATAACAAACAATCAGAATATAGTGCATTTGAATCCAAAAAGGATACAAAAGGCATGATTGCTTCAAAGTTTAGCAAACTATTTAACTAAAAACAATTATAAGGAGAATGATTATTAATGTTTAAATCATCTAATTTTACTAACTTGGAACAAATTTCACTTGCAAAGGAAATCGCATTAATTGGAGTACAAGCAACTCCTTTCACATCTATGTTAATGGCAAAAGGAAACGTTGAGAAAGCCCTATCTACTGTATATACATGGAGAGCAAAAACACTTGATAATGCAGAAGATTTATCTGCGGTTGAAGGTTCAGAGGAAATTGTATTCTATGAAACTGCTAGAGCAGAATTAAGCAACATTTTAGAAATCTTTAAAAAAGGTGCTTCTATCAGTGGAACAGCAGTAGCAATGAAATCTACTCAATTTGCTGAAGAAGTAAATGACCGTTTGCTAGAATTAAAAATTAATATGGAGAAAAAATTTATCAATGGTTTAAAAGCAGATGGTAGCCAAGCACCATTTAAACGTCAATTAAGCGGATTAATTGAATTTGCAGACGCTACAAATGCTGTATCTGCAACTGGTGCTGTAACAGAAGATACAGTGAAAGAAGTTATGCGAAACCTATGGAATCAAGATTTAGCAGAAGGAACAGTATATGCATTTGTTAATGCTGATATTAAAGAGCAAATTGATGCTATCTACAAAGACCGTTATGGATACTTTCACGTTACAACTAATTTTGGTCTATTAGTAGATTCTATCAATACAAACTATGGAACAGTACACTTTGTACTATCTAAACATGTTCCTACTGACAAAATGGTGGTATTCAATGACTCTTACGTTGATCTTGCTTATTTGCGTGAGCCACACTTTGAGCCATTAGCAAAAACTGGTGACAATGTAAAAGGTCAAGTTATTGCTGAAGCAACTCTTAAAGTAGGTTCACCAAAAGCATTAGCAGTTGTAACAGTAGCATAATCATACATATTGAAGGGGTAGGCAAATTGTCTACTCCTTTTTTATTTAATCTAAAAGGGAGAAAAAGTATGAATATTAAGGATGTGTATTTTTTAAAACGTAGACAAAAGAAAATATCCATGCAGAAAATAGCCAAATACATAGGATGTTCCCAATCACTCATAAGTAGATATGAGACAGGAGATTGTGGAATGGCAAAAGAGAAGATTGAACTATACAGAGAATATATAGATAAAAACTAATCAAACAATAAATCGAAGGAAAGTAGAGGTGAAAAAGTGAGAGTTATAGTAATTCGTTATGACTACTCCTTCTTTTAGTTTCAGTATATTAATTAAAATCAATTAATAAAATTTTTACTGAGGATTAAAAGGAGGAATCTAACGAGCGTAATTTTTTACGTTGGTTAGAGTCATAGACGACATACCACAATATTGTTGTCAGAGGGTTTTGCCATTGAGAAGGTAGTAGGAGAGTTTCAACTTTCGCTATTACGAAATGAAAGCAATATTAAAGGATAAATTCCCACAGTGGTGTTCTGATATGGAACGTAATCAAAATACATTAATGTTAACAGATGATTTTGACTCTTTATTAGGTTGTGCAATAGAAAAGTATGTTAAAGGGAATGAAATTAATTATTTCTACAATTTTAATAAAATATTTGTTGCAAATAGAGAGGATGAAAGAAAGGCAATCGGAATTGACCTTGCATTACATAAGGGGAAATCCTGGTGTAATCATGTAGTTAGAATTAATGAAAATGATTATGTTAATCCACAAACAGCCAATATAAATGCCTTATTAAAAGTGCATAGTGGGAATTATACAAAGAAATATGCTATGAGTACCGCCTTAACGATGTGGAGTTTTTATGGTTTACCATTACCAAAAACTAAGGAAGGGAAAATGTTATTACTTTGCGTAGATAGTTCATTCTTAGGGCATTACAATGACTCATTTAAAAGTATCCACAATCAATATTTACAATTGTTGGGCTTTGATGAATTAGTAGACCTACTAAACCAAACGACTAAGAGTGAATATTTTAATCTACAACGAAAATTTAATACAAAAGCAAAAATACAATTGAATAGAGAAGGATACCTTCAAACAGATTTACCCCTTGCAGAGTTGCAGGGGTTTTTTGATTTTCCCATTGAGTTACCTACTCAACAGTTTACTTTGAGAAACACATTTAAAGAATCAAAAGGATATACACAAACGACTAGATCAAAGGATGAATTGAATAATCTAGTTAGTTTTGCCTTAACAGGTAAAAGAGAATTCAAATATACATTTTTAGGCTAACAAACATATATAGGAAGTATAGGGGCATGTCATCATGCTCCTAAATTAATCTAGGAGGAAAATTTTATGAAAAAATCATTCTTTTTTTGCTATAACAAAAACGTTTCAGAATTTTTATCAAGTAAGTATATACCATTTATCACAGTTGCAAGAGATGTAAAAACAGGAAAAATTTTCAGTTTATATCAAATTGACGAACGTTTACAAACAGCATTAGACGAATACAAAAATAGATAATCTGAGAATCCAAAATTGTATTCTCAAACGAACTAATCTTATATAAAATCGGAGGAAACTATTCTATGAAATACGAAGAATTAGAGGAATATTTACAATATGATGAAAATGAAAGCAAAGTGTTTATGCCAAATGAAATATTCGAGGATTTACAAAACAATATGAAAAATGGTACGCATATTGCATTTGCCTATTCTTTTTATTACTTAATCTCATGGTTATACAGATATACAAAGTATCTATACACAGTTGAAAACATAAAAGATATTAAGAGTATTCTTGGATACAATCCTAATGCTAAAACAGTAGATTATATAATTAAGAAGAATGGAATATTAGATATAATGGGATATACTTCCACTGAAAGAGATTTTCCGATTATATGGCATTTTAAAGATGATATATACGATTTTGAAGAATTATCATTTACTATGTTCAGCGAAGATAAAGAACTATTACCAACGGATTTTTTAAATAAAGTAACCAATAGATTTGTTATTAAAGAACCTATTAAAGCATTTTATCGAACAAAAGTTGATTACGAGGAAGGAAATGAAAATGGAACGTACTTTGAAGTAGACAATACTCATTTAATTCCATTTGAAGTATTCATGTACTGCATGACAAATGAAAATTTAGGTTGTACGGGATTCTATCTATACAGTTATATAAAGATGCAGAATCAACGATATAAAGGTGCATATGATTGCCCAATGTTGACATTAGCAGAAAACACAGGTTTAGCAAATAGAACAATGAAGGATTACTTATCGCAATTACGACAATATAAACTTGTGGAAGGTATACATAATCAAGAGTTTTTCTGTACAGCATTAGATAAAGGTAAAAGGAAAGCAAATTCATACATAGCAAATGATTGGATAAAATTTTCCGGTAAGCCTATTCCATATGAAAAAATAAAGGTTATGGAAGCAAAAGAATATTTTCAAATGTTGGAGGATAAACGGAAGGAAGAAGAAGGGGAAACAGAATCATTCCCACTTGAAAAACTACCCTTCTAGTTGCTGAATCCAAAAGGTACGTTTTTCGCCCTACATATAATATAGGTGATTAACCTTGTCAGATTATGTTATATGTGATTATTTAAAAGGTTACTTATTTGCCCTACATATTATATATATTAATATACTAATAGTTAAATATGAAAAATAAAAAGTATATCTATATTAAGTATAGGGCGAATATCGTACCTTTTGAAAATGTTAATTAAATTTTAAAATTAGTAGTAAATTATAAGTATATTAAATGAGGAATCAAAAGTTTACAACTTATATTAAGTATAGGGCAAAAAAGCAACCTTTTGACATTTCAATTGTGGGGGAGGGTATCGCAAAATATGTGATGCTCTTTTTGTCGTGTACGAAATTTAGTGTTCCAAAATATGGGGATGGGAAACTGTCCTCCTTTTTTATATTCAAATTAAATTAATCGAAGGAGAAATGTATAAATGGAAAATAGAACTTTTAGCCAAATTGTTGAGGAAATTCAAGTGGATTTTAATGTATGTCAAAGTAACATTCGAAAAATGATTGAAAATAGCGAGCGTATGACTGAAATACTTCAAGAAATGTCTAAGTTTTTGGAAGAAAAGAATGGTGATGAATAATGAATATATATGATGCATTAGATCAATTACCAAACGAGAAGAAATTATACTTTAGTTGGAAGCATGATATTAGATTTAGACGAGATATTCCGAAAAAATCGGAAGAGGACTTTTGTCGTGAAGTAAACAGAAAGACATTAGATGGCTTTGTTAAATGGGAAAAAACAACCGAATACAAGCAATTGTTAATGTTGTTACTGGACAGTAAAATAGCCAATGATTTTGAAGAAATATATCAAATTGTAACGAATAAAGCAAAGGAAGGAGACGAGAAATCTATTCGTCTCTTTTTAACTTTGCACAAGGAAATACAATCAAATGCTAAACTTGCAGCCAAAACATTTGAACCTGTACATGATGAGGAAGAACAGGAAGAAGATGACTTATTGTTGGATTGATAGCGACAGAGGGGGTTTCACAATGAAACTCTCTTTTTTATGTTCGGAGGTGAGAAAATGGTAATCAAAAAAACTAAACATAGTAAAGCAATACAAAAAGTATTAGGTGATTTTCGCCTATTTGCTAAGAATTTTATCAAGATAATAGATAACAATGGTGATAGTGTACCTTTTATACTAAATGCTGAACAGGAACAATTCACAAATGAAATGACTAAGTATAATATCATCCTAAAAGGTCGTCAGATTGGCTTTACAACGTGGTCATTGGCTTACATGTTGTATTCTGCTATGACTAAATCAGATACTTCCTATATCATCATGACACATCATAACAAGGTTACACAGTCCTTGTTGCGTAAATTGAAAAAGATGTATAATTCCCTTCCTCATGAGAAATACCCTAACTTATTTCCTACTCTTGAAATATCCAATAGAGATGAAATGTATATGTCTAATGGTAGTCGTATAGTTGTAGGAACTGCTGGTGGTGAGGATTCTATTTCAGGTAATACATTTGAATTAATCCATTTATCAGAGATGGCAAAGTATCCTAATGAAGCACAAGAGGAAATCATAGCAACAAGTATTCCTGCTTTGGCTAAAAACCCTAACAGTAAGATTATCATTGAATCAACTGCAATGGGCTACAATACATATCAAGAAATGTTCATGAAGGCATTTAGAGGTAAAGAATCTGTATGGAAAGCACACTTTTATTCATGGCTTGCAAAGGCTTATAGTAGCCAATTTAAGCATAGTTTTGATGAAGCCGAAGAATGGTTCAAGGTACATAATAAAGGGGCTAGAATGGCTTCTAAGGACTTAGAACATGATGAAATAGAACTAAAGGAAACGTATGGTGCTAGTTTTAGACAATTAATGTTTAGACGGTATTATATTGAAACAAATAGTATAGATAAGTTTCACAGGGAATTTCCAACAACACCTGATGAAGCATTTGCAGAAAGTAATATGTCTGTATTCGATACAAAGATAATTATTGAACGGATACAAAATGTTATTCCTCCATTGAAAAATAATGAGGTCATGGGAGATATACCAGATACCTTAAAGCCATATTTAAACAAAAGTTTATTCCTATATCATCTACCTAAGAAGGGAATAAAACATTATGGTGGTGTCGATGTGGCTTCTGGTACAGGTGGAGATAATGACAATTCTACAATGAGTATATACAGTGTAGAAGGACAGCAAATGGCTTCCTTTTATACAAATGATGTACCTGTCTATGAGTTTGCTAAAATAGTGAACAGTTTAGGCAGGTTTTTTAATTATGCCTATATTTGTGTAGAACGTAATAGTTACGGATTGCCATTGTTGGAGAAGTTGCGGAAAGAATATGGATACATGAACCTATTGAAACAAAAGATATTCGATCAGAAGGGGAAAAAGAAACTTCAACTAGGATTTATGACTACAACCACTTCTAAGCCTATTTTAATCAATGATTATAAGGAAAACTTTGAACTAGGCATGATTAACATAGAATGTGTACAGACATTGGAAGAGATGAAAATTTTCCAAGAAATTAAAGGGAAAATGGGCAATAAAAAGGGTGCTAATTTACATGATGACTTAGTAATTGCTAATGCTATGGCATGTCAGGCAATGAAACAAAGTAAATATTATGTAGACATTTAATATCTGAGGTATACAGCATATGCATGAGATAAACAATCCTTCAATGTAGAAGGAGAGAAAGGGGAAAGAGTATGGATAAATTAGAAAAGTATATCCAAGAAAAGTATGATAATGATACTAATTGGTTCGTTGAAGAAGTGGAAAATATCGACAATCAACAACGAGTAAATGATATATTAGAAAAGAAATATTATCTTAATGGTAATCATAAAATATTACATAGAAAATCGTATAAGTATAATGGGAAAGAGTTTACTCCACGTAAAATTGTATTACAATATGCTAAAACGTTATTAAACTTTCAGAAAGCATATCTTCTACAGAATCCTTTAACGTTGACTGGTAATGAAAATATTGTGAAAGAGTATCAAAAAGTCAATAAAAAGGCGAAATATGACCGTTTAAACATGAAAATATTAGATAAAGTGCTTAAATATGGTCAAGTTGCTGAATATGTTTATATTGATAATGGGCTTATTAAAAGTAAATTGATAGATGCAGGAGAAGGCTATCCAGTTTATGATGAAGAGAATAATCTTATTGCCTTTATTGAAGCCTATATCAATGACGGTATTAGTTACTATACGGTGTTCAAAAAAGATATTGTAGAAAAGTATAATAACAAGGGTGGAGAGTCTATCCAATTAACAGATAGATATGTAAACCTTAGTGGATTGCCTATTGTTTATCATAATGAGAATGAATTATCTGATAAAGAAGGCAGAAGTGAGTTAGATGATTGGATAAGTATCCTTGATTCTATGGAAGATTTAATTAGTAAATATACAGATAGTTTCTATAAGTTTATGAATCCTATTCCAGTAGCCATTGGACAACAATTAAAAGGTGAGGGGCTTCCTAGTGATGTAATAGGGGGAGGAATAAGCCTAGACGATGGTTCAGAGTTTAAAATGGTAGGTAATCAATTAGATTATCGTTCCTTTGAAACTATCTATAAGACATTGCTACAGTCATTACTAGATGTATCTCAGACACCTGCAGTTAGTTTGAATAAGACAGATATTAGTAATCTTAGTGAGGTTAGTATTAAGTTGCTATTCCAATTGGCTAACATTAAAGCAGGAATGAATGAACAGTTTATGAGAGATAGTATTGAGCAACGCTTTGAGAAGATCAGAGTATTGTTAGGATATCTAGGTAAACAGTACAGTGAGGATGAATATGAGACATTAGATATAGTATTCCAATATGCTACTCCTTCTAATGATAAAGAGATTATTGAGAATCTTAAAGCATTAAGAGAGATGGGAGCAATTAGTTTGGAGGGAATATTAGAGGATAGTCCGTATACTACTGATGTACAGTTCGAGTTGAATCGAATAATGAAAGAAGGAAATAATGAACAGGATAAGAAAGAGAAAGAAGAAGTAACAATATAA